AACTTAGGTCAGGTTTATTGGCCAGAATTTGAGTTTAATGGAATAGGTACATTAAAACCTGGTCAAGGTTATCAAATAAAAATAAAAAATCCCCCCTCTTCATTTAATTTAACCCCTAATGTGCTTAACTTTTTAGGTTCTCCACCTAATAATTTTCAAGAATATCTTAATTTACTCCATGCACCATCTACAACATTAGTCGAGGGCTGGAATCTTATTGGTTTTAATAGATTAAGTACTAATTTATCTATACCTGAAACCCTTTACCAAAGTTTTTTTCCTAACTATCCTGTCCCCCCTTTATCACAAATCCACACCGATCTTGATAGTATAATTACGATTATAAAAGAAACAAATGCTTCCGTATATTTCCCATTGTATTCTTTTAACGGTATTGGATCATTCATTCCAGGTCAAGGTTATCAAATACTAGTAAAAAATGGTTTTTATCCAGATGGTACCCCCTTTAATTTTCCCTTTGAATTTAAATTCCCCCCTTTAGTAGATGTAGACATTAGACCTTTAATAGATGGTGGACCTCGTTAGTGTATTTTAAAAAGTTATATATTTATACACGAACAAACTTCACTAAATTATGGCAAATATACCTATCTGGCCCGGCTCTTCATCATTTTTTCCAGGAGAAACACCTTTTGGTTTTTACGACACGGACACTGACTTCCAAAACGACGCAGACAAAGTAGCGGATTGGTGTGTTAGACGTATGGGCTATCCCTTAGTAGACATTGAACTACAATCGGTAAATTTATTTACTTGTTTTGAAGAAGCTGTAAACGAATATGGTTCTCAACTTTATCATTTTCAAATAATCAATAATTTTCATACTTTAGAAGGCACATCTACTGGTTCAAATTTAAATAATAGCATTATTACTCCTAATTTAGGAAATACTATAAATGTTTCTGAACAATATGGTAGCGAAACTGACGGGGCAGGAGGAAATTATAAAATTGAATCTGGTTCTTTAAAAGTAAATGCAGGACAACAACGTTATGATTTAATGACAAATGTTTCATCTTCTTTAAGTGGATCAGAAGCCGCCTACATAAAACGCATTTACCATTACACACCAGCTGCAATTAACAGATATTTTGATCCATACGCAGGTACAGGTACAGGAATTCAATCATTAATGCAAACATTTGGATTTGGTAATTATTCACCAGGTGTTAACTTTATGTTAATGCCAATGTATTTTGATGTTTTAAAATTACAAGCAATTGAATTAAATGATTCAATTAGAAAGTCAGGTTACCATTTTGATTTAGAAGATAATAGATACCTAAAATTATTTCCCATACCAAAAAATGACTATACTTTACATTATGAGTATGTTTTAAAATCAGTTGCAAATAATCCAGTTAAAGATACGACAGGTGGTATAACTAACATGTCAAATGTACCTTATACTAACCCAACATACAAACTTATTAATGAACCTGGAAGACAATGGATTCGTAGATATGCTTTAGCATTAGCTAAAGAAATGTTAGGAAGTGTAAGAGGTAAATACCAATCAGTTCCTATCCCAGGTGATACAACAACTTTAGACTTTGCTAGATTATTAAGTGAGGCTGCAGCTGAAAAAACATCCTTAATTGAAGAATTAAAAACATTTTTAGAAGAAACAACTCGAGTTAAACAACTTGAAAGACAAAATCAAGAGGCACAATTAACACAAGAAACTTTTTATAAAGTTCCTTACCCAATTTACATAGGATAATGATTAAATTAACAAACATATTAACAGAAATGTTGAATACATTTGAGGTCCAAGCTGAAATTTTATCAGACAGAAAGGAATCAATAACAGACATTTTAGATTCAATTCGAGCTGTTAAAAGTATAACAACTGTTCGTAATATAACACCCCCAGAATATCCACAGAGAGAAGGTATTGAATACACTTTAGTTATAATTAAATTTGTAACAAGATTAGATGCTAAATCAAACCTTTCACAAATCAAACAAGACATTGTAACATCAGATGGGGGACCAACAGATTTAAGAGTACCAGGAGTAAAAAGCTTTAAATATAAAATTGACACTTTAAAACGTAAATAATGGCTTTATTCGGGGGATCAAGAGACATATCATTATTTAAAAGTTTAAGTAAAGAACTTATAAACGACATTATTCAAACAGAAATAGCTTATTATAAGTTTGCTTTGGAACAGACTAATGTAAATGTTTATGGTGAAGCCCCCGGTAAAAATTATTATGAACCATTAAAAATAGCGAGTTTAATTAACAAACAAGACCAAGCATGGTCGTCTGATGATTTTGGTCCTGATGTTAATCAAACCATTGGTTTTACGTTTTTAAAACAAGAACTTAGAGATATAAATTTAGTTCCTCAAGTAGGAGATTTAATTTTATTTAAAAATAATTTTTATGAAGTTGATAGCAGAGTAGAAAACCAATTCATATTAGGACGTGATCCTGATTATGCTTTATCTACAGAAACAACCAACTTTGGTGATAGTTTTTCAATAATAATAAACACCCACATTTCAAGAGTAGAAAAATTAAATTTAATTCCACTTAGAGGAGGTAAATACCCTACAACTACAAAAGTAAATGGAGGAATAGCAAATAAACTCGAATAATGTCAGACAGAAGAATAAACCCAAAAAGACCTATCCCCTCAAGTGGGTATGATAAATTAAGACAAAACCTCCAATCAGGTTTTGCCGAAGGTTTTCCTGTTGAAAAATTTCCTTCACCTGACAATAGAGCAAACATTAATAGAGGTACAATAACTACTCGAAAGGATGACACTGTACAAGATGTTTCAATTGGTTTAGAAGACCATGATGAAGCTATAATGTATTATTTTAATGAAGTTATAAAACCCTCAGTAATATCAAATGGTGATAGAGTAAATGTCCCTGTAATGTATGGTGCCCCTGAAAGATGGAAAGCAGTTCAACAAGATGGGTATTTTAGAGACAAAGAAGGTAAACTTCAAGTTCCTCTTATTATGTTTAAAAGAAATACAATTGAAAGACGAAGAGATCTTGGAAATAAATTAGATGGAAATAATCCACAATTGTATTATACATTTCAAGAACGTTATACTAAAAGAAATCAATATGATAATTTCTCAGCATTACAGGGTAAAATACCCCAAAAACAATTCCATGCTGTTGTAGTTCCCGATTTTGTAATAATAAATTATACTTGTACTATTTGGTGTGATTATTTGTCCCAAATGAATAAATTAATTGAAGCCATTAATTATTCTTCAGATTCATATTGGGGAGATAAAGACACATTTAAATTTAATGCTAAAATAGATACATTTAACAACACAACAGAATTAAATGTGGGTGATAATAGAATTGTAAAAACTGACTTTGGTCTAAAATTACAAGGATATTTAGTACCAAATAGTATTAATAAAGAATTAACACAACAACCATCTAAATTCTTTAGTAAATCAAGTATTGTGTTTAAAGATGAATTGTCTGTTAAACCAACAGGAGAACCAAAAACAAGAGAAGAAGTAAGAGATTCACAAGGTCCTCTAAATATAATATAATAAGTTATGACAGTAATTACCAAAATAAAATGGGGTAATGCTAATTTTAAATGGAATAATTCCGAAGGCGACACCAATTACACAGCTTACACAGGTCACACTCCCTACACATGGAATGAAGTTTTTCTAATTGATGAAGCAGCTGGAGAAGTTAAAGGAAGACCGGGCCACGATGTATTACATTTTGATTATTGGGAAGAAGACAAGAAAAAACGTCTTATCACTTTAATTTGTAAAGTTCAAGGTAAAAAAATCACCCAAACAAAAGAAATCCAAGATTTTAAAATCACAGTTAAAGACATAAAATTAGCTTACAAAGTAATAAAAGGAGTAGAACTAACTACCGAAAACATATCCTTTTAATATTTATTACAAAATATAAGAATGTATAAATTATTTACAGACAAAACGGAACTATTTGAGTGTAATATTTCACTTCAAGGTGCAAGTTTAAAAAAATCAAAAGCAAGATTAGTAGTCGAAACTCAAGATTATTCTTTACTTTTT